CACATGCCGCCAAGACGCACGTCCTAGCCAATCCCTACCCCTCGTCTAGTCCGCTGGGCATGGCCTTGCTAGGGTTAGGGGCAGGAGCCTAGCCCATTACCTCGGGACTCACGCGCGCCTGCACACACTACGGATGCCCTGAGCCTGCACCGTGTTCCGTACACGGACGCACAGCCCAAGTCCAAGCCTACGACGATCGCCGTGGTTCAGCCCACGCGCGTGGCTACGGTGCGCGGTGGCGTGCCTATCGTACCTGGTTCCTTGCCGAACTCCACGCCCAACACGTTCCGAACGCGGGACTATGCGGCGCCCGATTATCTGGAACACCTCAGACCCATGACAGCCACTGCCAGGAGAGTGGACGACTGACCATCGGCACCGTTGTCGACCACATCGTGCCGATCACCGGACCCCACGATCGACGCTTCTATGTCCCCACCGAACACCAACTCCTCTGCGCGTCCTGCCACGACGCGAAACGGCAGCGCGAACGGGGACTGGGGGGGACATCGAAGTCTTTTGGAGAAGACCACGGGACCGCTCGCTGCCCACGAAGCGACGTTCCCGCTTTCAGTGGTGCCGTGGGAAATCAGACAAGCCCCCTAGAAATCAGTCAGAACGGAGATCGTGGTGCCGCGCGGCGGTAAACGGCTTGGGGCGGGTCGGAAGCCCCACACGCGCCGTGAGCGGTGGCTGGGTGGCAAAGCTGGACACCGCCCCTTGGCGCTGGTGCCGTCTTCTGGCGTGGTGCCGTTGCCGGTGGACGTGGAACCGATTGGCGATCGCCCGAGCGTCCTGACCGAAGGCGAAGCGGCGTACTGGACACAGTGGGCGTCGGTCGCGCAATCGCGCGGGATGTTGCACGCTGGCACGGAGCCGGGATTCGTACTGCTGTGCAAGACAGCACGGGCGGCGGATGTGCTCTGGGCGTGTATTGAGTCGCGCGGACTCGAACAGGAGAAGGTGACGATCGACGGGGCCGGCCAGGAACATCGGGAGTTCAAGGCCAATAGCCTGTTGTCGCATTGGCGCGGCCTAATGGCGCGCGTGGAACAACTCCAGGCGCGGTATGGCATCGCGGCGGACGGCAAGGTGCCAGTCTCGGACGGGGCCGGCGACGCCGAGGACGAACAACTTGCCCGCCTCCTTGCCGTCAAATGACCCCGTCACGGAGTACGCCCGTGCAGTCGTGGCTGGAGCCATCCCGGCCGGCCGGTGGCAACTCTTGGCCTGCGCGCGACATCTCACCGATTACGAACTCAGCGGACGCGGGGAAGGCGAGTGGGAATACCGCCCTGACTTGGCCGACAAAGCCTTCGGCATCTTCAGCTTGTATCGACATTACAAGGGCGAGTGGGCCGGGGAGCGCATTCGCCTGGAAGCCTGGCAGCAGTTCATTGTGGGATCGCTGATGGGCTGGGTGCATCGGGAGACGAAGCGCCGTCGATTCCGCAATGCGTTCGTGGAGCTGCCTCGCGGTAACGGCAAGTCGACACTGGCGGGTGGCCTGCTGGTGATGTTTGCGTTCTTCTTGAACGAAGGCGGCGCCGAGGCGTACTCCGTCGCCACGAAGAAGGACCAGGCGCGGATCTCGTTTCAGGCCGGACGCCAGATGCTGCTGCGATCGACGGCGCTGAGTAAGCATGTCTCGCGGCCCATCGGCAAGTACAACGTCCACAACCTCGAGACCGAGTCCAAGATGGAAGCGCTGGGCGCGGATGCGGACACGCTCGACGGGTTGCGTCCGTTCATCTGCGTCGTCGACGAAGTCCACAAGTTGCCCTCTGGAGATTTGATCGACGTCATGGAATCCGGGATGGGCACGCGCCTCGACCCGTTGATGTTTGAGATCACGACGGCCGGCAAGGACGACCAGAGCGTCTATGGCCAGCATCACCTGTTGACCACGCGCGTCTTGGATGGGTCGGTGGATCTGCCGCAGTGGTTTGGATTCATCGCCGCGGCCGATCCCGAGGACGACTGGACAGTCGAGCCGACGTGGCGCAAGGCCAACCCCAACTATGGCGTGTCGGTGAAGCCGGACTTTCTCCACAAAGAAGTGAAGAAGGCGTTGGCGAATCCGGCCGAGCAATCGAAGTTCCGGCGCCTCTACCTGGGCCAGAAGATTGAATCCGTCGACGCGTACTTCTCCGTGCCGGATTGGCGCGCGTGTCCGTCCCTGCCGGCCGACGTGGAACTGCGGACGCGACCGTGTTGGATTGGGTTTGACCTCTCGAGCACGACCGACCTCACCGCCGCGGTGTTGGTGTGGCAGTTGGCCGGAGACGAGCTCGCCATCAAGCCGATCCTCTGGCTCCCCGAAGACACCATTGTCGAGCGCGGCCATGAGGACCGGATGCCCTATGACCGCTGGGTGCGCGAAGGTTGGATGCGGACGACATCGGGCCGGACTATCGATCGCCAGCAGGTTCGGCGTGAGCTCGTGGCGATCTGTAAGGTCTGGCATCCGAAGGCGCTGTGCGCGGACCCGTGGCAGATGCATGAACTCGGGGCGCAGTTGGCCGAGGAAGACAAGGTGCCGGTGATCTTGGTGCCCCAGCGGTTCGAGAAACTTAGCGAGCCGATGAAGATCGTCCAGGGCCGGATCATCGATCGACGCATTCGTCACGACCACAACCCGCTGATGGCGCTGATGGTGGGGAACGTCAAGCCGCGCGAAGATGAGAACGGGAATGTGCGGACCAGTAAGAAGCGATCGCGTGGACGCATCGACGGTGTGCAGGCCTTGTTGAATGCGATTGCAGAAATCCCCCTCTCGAAGCCGGCCGGCGTGGGCATCTTTGTGGCGGGAGGCCGACGCTAGTGGACCGCACGGTGTTCAACGGCAAGACCGGCCCGCGCGCCGAGGCGCCGAGCAAGCCCGTGCCGATTCGCCTGTCGCCGCGCGAACTGCGACGCGCGTGTGAGGCGGCGTACGCGAATCACATGACGGTCTCGGCCTTTATCCGCGATGCGATCGTGGAAGCCACGGACGACTGTCTCGAGCCGCTGGTCGACGAGATCGTGAACACCGGAACCTAGACGTATTACGCCTGCACATTCGCCTCCGATGATGGAAGGAGCGCATGCTGCACCGAGCGTACAGTACGATCGAAATCAAGTCGGTCGATGACGATCTCCGCGTCATCACTGGCATCGCATCCACACCGACGCCCGATCGCATGGGCGACATCGTGGACCCGAAGGGCGCGATCTTCAAGACGCCGTTGCCACTCCTATGGCAGCACAAGTCCGATCAGCCGATCGGCCACGTCACGTCCGCGCACGTCACGGCTGACGGGATTGCGATCACGGCACAGATTGCCAAGGGCGTTCTCCCGCGTATCGAGGAAGCGTGGGCGCTCATCAAGTCCGGCCTGGTCCGCGGCCTGAGCATCGGTTTTCGCGCCACGGAAGACCCTGAACAGATCAAGGGCACATTCGGATTGAAGTTCACGAAATGGGAATGGTTGGAACTGTCGGCCGTGACCATCCCCGCGAATGCCGACGCCTCGATCCAAACCATCAAATCCATTGACCTTCCAGACCTCGCCGCGTCAGGCACGGGTCCGGTGGGTGTGACTCGCCAGTCTGCCGGCGTTGCGGCTCCCGTTGTGAAGGCGTCAAGGGGCGCCGTACCCATGAAGAAATCCATTCCCGATCAGATCCGAGACTTTGAAGTGACGCGGGCGGCGAAAGATGCCGAGCGCGTGAACCTCATGGAAAAGGCCGGCGAGTCCGGCGAAACGCTCGATGCACAGTCGTCTGAGTCCTTCGACACGCTGACCGCCGAGGTCAAGTCGATCGACGAACACCTGGGCCGCCTGCGCGAAGTCGAAGCGGCCTCCAAGGCCAGCGCGGTGCCGGTCAATCCCGGCACGGCCGTGGCGCCGAATGTGCGCCCGTCCGTCGTCTCCGTCAAGGAGAACCGTCAGCCTGGGATCGGCTTGGCGCGCGTCGTGTTGGCCAAAGTGGCCGCGAGGCTCGACTCCAAGACGGTGAGCGAAGTCATCGCCGAGCGGTGGCCGAGCGACGACACG